AAGGCAGAAGAGCCTGAGATTTCTCCGGAAGTCGGTGTGTCTACTCTAAACTGTACCGCCTGTTCAGGTCCATCAGCTACATTAACTGCACTGGCAGTGATCCCCGTTAGGTTTGAACCATCGCCATAAAAGGAGGATGCAGACATATTAGACGATGCTGAAATGTTAGTTGTAGCTAACTTGGATCCGTCCCATGTGAGGTTGGCGCTGCCACCAAAGGAGCCGCCGTCGTTGTATTGAACCTGTGTGTTGCCGCCACCCGGAGTTCCTCCGCCGGCGGTTGAGCTACTTACATATGCCCAGCCTTGATTAACTAATGGCATCTTTTATTTTATCCTACGCGTGCTGCTAGAGATCCTGACCAGTTTGATCCGGAAGGGGAGATAGCGAGGTTGTCGATCTTGTTTGTTTCGATACTTGTCAGCCCGGCCATAACTCCAACACTGTTAGAGCCCGAAAGCCAGAGTTCGGTCAACTTAAGCTCCAAAACAGGGGTCGACTCTCCGACACCCAGCTCGATAAATGCATTACCAGCATCAACACCCTTTCGCGAGAATCCTATTTTAAGTGTGCCGCCGCCGGGAACGTTACTAATCATTACCCAGCGAGTTACTGCTGGGAATTCCACACCGGTTGCTGTACTTGCGTTGATTGCGCCACGTGCCCAAGGAACACCGGACACCTCGTAGGCTGCTGAATTGCCAAGTCCCGAATTAAAGTTGTATACTGTCATCACTAATATCTCCGTCTACTAAATAGACCCAACACGGTCGTTTTATCTAAACATTTTTGCATCAAGCTTTCTTTGTCTTTTTGCTTGTTCGCGCATTGCTCTTTTTCTTTTAAGTTTTTTCTTCACAGAAGGCTTGATGTGGTGGTCAGTACGCTCCCTGTATTCTTCTACAATTCTTTCTTTTTTACACTTGCGTATAAAACGACGAATCATTCTTTCTTGTGTTTCGCCGCGGCGCGGTCGAACTGTCACGTTGGTAGCCATTATGTCCTCTACTTTCTTTCTTTCATCTCATTCATATGAGCATTCCAGTTCCGCCCAACAGAGCCAAAGAGATTAGAAATATCTACTCCGGGATCTGCCGGAGCGTGACCAGAGAGAGGTGCTGCAGCTGCTGACGGAGATGCTTGCGCCGGCGCTGGCGTTGTACCTTCAAACAGGTTCACTCCATTATAGGCATTGCCGCCGATCGCGGACATAAGTTTCTTTTTGTGTTCCTTGAGTTTGGTCCTCTGTTCGCCATCAAAAGCGTTGCGCTTCATTCGGTTCATCTGGGGGTCAACTTGGGGCTGCTTCGCCTCCACTATAGTCTGAGGAGTGTTCATGCCCCGGACAACCTCTGCGATGATACCAGAGATTAGCCCGTCTTCCATGAGCGATTCTTTGATACACTCGGTAACGAGGGGTTTGAGGATTCTCTTTAGTTCTGATTTTTTCATTTTACGCCTGCTAATACTTTCATTCTTTTTAGTTGTTTGTGCTCCTTAAGGGGGGCTCTCTTTGCTGCTATGGACTTGGCGTGGTCTATCAGCTTCTGTTGAGCATTCTTGATGATCTGTACAATTTCCGGGGCATCGAGTCCCTTTACCAGTTCGGCGTGGGTGAGGAATGCCTCCTGATCAGCGTCTAAAATCCTGCGGGCCTCTCGCATGCGCTCGTGGCTCCATCCGCGTGCCTGTCCTACGATGCTGTAGATGTGGTGTAGGGTTTCGGCTTCAGCGCGGAAGGTCCCCCACTTAAAGTCTTCACGGGGGACGGAATCGTAAAATTCCTTTAGGTCCTCGTCGTCCAAAGATAAGAAAAATTCATTGAAGTCATCATCGTCTTGGGGGTCAAACGTGTTGCTGTAGTGCTCTTGATCCTCCGGATCTAGAACAGGCTCTGCTGCAATAGTGGCTGTTTGGTCTTCATCATCAGGCGCGCCTACTGGTTCTGTTACAATAGTTGCTGTCTGGTCTTCGTCATCAGTGCTTGCGATAGCGTCGGCGGAGGCAGCGACTTCTTGATCGCTTCCTGCTATGTCCCCTATGTCTAGGTCTTCATCATCCGGAGCAACAACAGGTTCTGCTACAATGGTTGCTGTCTGATCTTCGTCATCAGGGGCGTCTACGGGCTCTGCTACGATGGTTGCTGTCTGGTCTTCGTCTGGTTCGAGGTCAGCTACGGTGGTAATCGAGGGGATAATGTTTTTTACAACCGGACTAATATCCAAAGCGCTGCGGTTGAACAAGCCTAGCAGTTGTTTAAAGACTTTAGGGCTCTTTTGTGCAACAGTATCTAAAAACACTTTAAGCTTGGGAGCATTCTGATGTGTAACTACCACATCTTCCTCGCCGGTGAATAGGCGCTCGTTTTCTTTGATGACAAAGCCTTCGTCTTCAAGTACGCCTGTAAGCTCGTCTACAATAGCCTCACGTTGCGACGGGGTAAGCTCTGCTCCCGACATTTTGGACGCATCGTCCAGCCCCCTAATGATGGTCGCCATCTCGGATGCTGGGTATTCTTTAGATGCCTCTTCCTTGCCGAAGCCAAAGATTTCATTAATCTCTGCCTCGATCAGCTGATCTAACTCGTGCCGTGAAATTCTCATTATTAATCCTCTAGAATGCTATCCATTAAGTTGATAATTTTGTTAGTCTTGGCTACCTGCTCGTTCATGAGCCTGCCTTCAGACAGAGCCATGAAAGCATTCGGTGTGGAAGGCTCGGATACAATATCAAAACAAATCAACTGGAAGTCGTCCTCAACGATAGTCTTACCCATCTGCTCTCGTACAGAGCCCATTCCTCTTGAAGAGATACCCGTTTTTACACCAGATTCAACAAGAGCCTTGAGAATCTGTCCGGAAGGGGTCTCCAGCACTTTGATCTTACCCATGACTGCTGGTCCATCCATCCACACTTCAGTTACCATATGGGAAACGTTAACAAGATTAATGATAGAAGAGTCAGGGTGGTCTAGTTCCCCCAGTGCACGGCGGTCATCAACAACGGCTTTGTACTTTTTAACCTCGCGCTCCATGATAGCGTGTGGGTACACTCGCCCGTTGCCATTCTGGACATCTGCTTCTTGCAGTTTCCCTGTCAGCATCATTCCGCCATTGCGGACAAAGGTTTTCTCGGATTCCGTCAGTAGGTCCTGACAGACGCCGCCTTCGCATAGTTCATAAAATTCTCGGAGAAGTTGTGCCATTGTTTATTCTTCAAGCTCTCCGCGGTTCCGGCGGCGAGTGCGGTCGGTGCTTGAGCCTGCGGCGGGTGTATAACTGCCGCGTATATTAGCTATCTCGTCCTCTTTATCCATCCGTCTTCGCCTCTCAAGATCTGCGATATGGTCTGCTTGTTTCTTATCTCTAGCTGCTTTGGCGGCTCTTTCAGCTTTCTCTTCACGGTCGTGCTTGAGGCTCCGTCTTTTCTTCTCGCCAGCTTCCTTGTCTGCGATGCGGCTGCGGCCTTGATCGGACTTATGATACCTAATTGAATCACTTACAGCGGTGGCTATGCCCTTAGCATTGGCGTCTGTGGGGTATTCTATCATGTGCTTTTCGACACGATCCAGAATTTCATTGGCTTCGGGTCCCGAAAAGCCCGCATCAGCAATTGCACTTTCAATCTTTGGTATGTTCTGATTGAAAAAGTTTTGAGCCTTCTCTTCTTTGCTCTTGAACAGCCCAAAGATCTCCTCTAAAGGAGGTCCATCCTCCAAGCGAGAACCATCATCATTACGATTCACTGTCTCGTGCAAGAAGTATCTTGGGTCTATTCGTTTTACATTTTTTCTGCGTGCCATTGTCTTAATTCCCTTGAAGTTTAAAGTTTAACGTGGGGGCTCTCACCCCCACCTAAAGTATGCTACCGGAGCAGCAACGTCGAACTGGTTGGATCATCCATTTTGTCATGATTTCTCACCTCCCTTATGGACCACTCGGATCCCGTAATCCTCGACTAACATACTCAAAAAGTATGAGGTTCCAGCACTAATGCAACCGCACATGAACGCTGTCATGGGCTGATTACTAAAGCTAAATAGTTCTGTATAGGGACTAATGCCCCACAGAAAGACGCCAACCCAGAATCCCATGCACAAATGGCAATGGAATAAGCGACCGAAGCCACCCATTGATTTGCAGGGTGGGCGGATCTTATTGAAGATGTGTCCGTGTATAATAATAAATGTCATGCCGTAAGCGGCAAGTATAAAATGTAATAGTTCCAATGTAACCTCTAACTTTCTTCTGGTACTGTAACCGTTCTCTTATCGTGTTTGCCCTGAATGAAGTTGCTTAACATTTGTGTTATATCCAGTTGAGGGAGCGGAGTTTCATCTGGGATGCCTCCGCTTTTCAACTCAGCCTCTAGTGTTTTTAAAAAATCATTCTCTAGATTATCGTCCACAATGGCTGATACATGATCGTCAACATTCAAGTGTGATAGCCCGGGTCCAGGGTTTACGCTATCGGGAAGTTTGTAGGTTGACTTTATTACTTTCAGGAGATCGGCTCCGCCTAGAGTTGCTACTGATTTAATAGTATCCCCCAGCTCACCTTTCATAGCATTAGTATTTTTAAGTCTTTTGGCTTGTGCTATTAGTTGCTTAAGATCACCTACAGTTTTCAGATCGTCTTCATCTCCAAATGGAACTTCTCCCTGTGTAGCTGCAGCCATATCTCGTCCAAGTGATGCGCGACCTTCGCCGGCTTCGCGCTCGTACTCGGCTTCGGATCTTCCAAAAAGCCCCTCTTTTATGTGCCGTCGCCAGCTTTCCATTATAAGCTTCATACCACTCATAAACTAATACCGGTTGCGGAGTGGATAGTAGTAGTAGCCGGGGCGTTGCCCGCCCTTCGATGCATACTGGGGTACCTCACCATATTCTGTCGAGTCTCGCTCATCAGGGTGTGTATACATATCTTCAAGCTCTTTCTCATACTCGTCGGCAATCTTCTCATGATTGGATTCGTACTGGATGAATTCCGCAATAATATAGACAGCAGCCTGGATTGAGTTTACTTGCTCGTTAGTAAAAACATCAGCCTCTAAAGAGCGAAATACATTTCCGCCTTGGATAGAAGCTCTGTCGATAATTCCCTTATCTGCTAGTAACTCTAGCAAGCGATTCTGATAGTCATACACATCTTCTGTAGCTGTTGTCTTAGGGAACGTTACTATTTTCATCTGTTCGGGCTGGACCGCAATATCAATTTTATTATGGTCCATAATTAGCAACGATCCGTCGAGAGCCTTGCGCGCCTTTAACTCTACAGTCGCTTCTGGTCCGCCAACTTTAATGGAGATCATTTGTTTGGATCTCCTCGATTAGTTCCTGCGCCTTTAAAATCCTGTTGAGGTCTCCATCGACGAATTCCCGCTTTCGGAGAGATTCTAAATACTCTACGACCGCGGTCATTTTTTGAGCGATCGCAGCTTGAGGCTCCTTCTCGGACGATTCTGTAAGATAATTCTTCATTCGGGACAACTCATCGTTAAGATACAGACGCAACTCAAAGCCGTCATCAGCAAAGCTGGTGATATATCGGTTTAGTAAGTTTTGCTGCTCCTGCAGAAGATTCCCGTATTTTTGATTAAACTTGTTAATGAACGTCTTATAGGAGAGAGAATCAAGGGACTTAAGTTCTTGAGATTCTACAAGGCACTCTTGTGCGCTCATTCTCTCAACTACCGACTGCTCAAATAAAACCCTCTTCTTCACAGCGGTTTTAGAATTGAAGACAGAACTAACTGAGGCCAAAGCTTTGAAGTTAGGAACAAAGTTGGACCATACAGTGGCGCCCAGTCCCTTATTAATAGCGGAAATTATCTGCGACTGTGCATCAAAGATCGTCTTCTCATCAAGTCGTGCATGGGCTATTTTCGACTCCTGTAGGATCTTCTCAGCAATCGGACGTTCAAGGTTCTTGGTCTCAAGAAGCACCTTATACAATTCTAACTCTTGCGCTAGAATCTCGCTTGGCGAGAAGAACTCTTTTAAAATAGCAGTAATTTGCTGCTTTCTAGTGCTGTCCTTATCCAGAATAGCTTTGGTGAGTTCGCGGATTAAGGTTTCGTAAATAAATGCCGTGTTGCGCTTCTTATTATGCTTCATCTTTTTTAGCCTCTTTTTTTTCTAACTCTCTTACAAGTTGGCGAACTTTTACAGTATTTTCTAACAAAGTCGTCTCACTATTATTATAAATAGATTCATTTCGCTGTTTCGTTCCAAATGTAACATCACTGACGTATCCATCTGGTCGTGTCGAGCGATCGCTGCTAAAGCTCACCTTCTCTGGGGCAACCATGCTCCGGAGATGGCGCCGGCTAGCCCCGACTGTGCGACGGAGGTCATCCACACCATCCTTGCGTTGGTATTTACCTCCGGCTTTATAATGGCTTACGTGTCCGTCATCTGCCCGGGCTGGGGCGGTGAGGAGGGCGGAATCATCCTCTCCTCCTTCAGCGTCGGCTGTGTCGCCGCCAAGGTCCATAGGCTCATCTCCGCCGAGATCACCACCGAGGTCGTCGCCTAGGTCTCCACCGAGATCGCCAAGACCACCGCCGCCTTCATCGCCGAGTCCGCCTTCGATGTCTGCCTCAGCCATTTGTTCAAGAGACTGCTGCCACTTACGATCGTAGAAAGTCTCGCGTTGGTTGCGCAGGAATTCTTCATCGGAAAGACCCAAAATGTTATGAGCTACCCAACGTTTACTGTAGGTTCCCTCTGGAATGGATGTCGCAGTTTCGAATTTTGTTCGCAAATATTCCAGCTGCTGTAGCTCTGCAAGACGCGAGGGGTTGTTTAGAGTAAGGTTGAATCCTAATAAATCTTGTCCGCGAAAGCCGAGGGTGTAGAGATGTACAATGGCAATCTTTTCCAACTCTGTGATGACAGAGCGCTGGAGTCGTTGGATCGTACGAGCAAAGCGAATATCTTTCTGTGCCAGTGTTGTCTTATCTTCATTGCCGCCCTCAAGATTTGTCAAATAGGACTGTGGGATCTTGATTGCTGCGAATAGCTTGTCGCGCATGTATTTAACGTCATCGATATCATTGAGAGAGCTTGCGCCGACGAGCGACTTAATGTCGGACCCAACACCTCCGCGCATCGGAATAAAGTAGTCCTCTTCAAGAGAAAGCGGGTTGTATCGAAGGTCAACTCGTCCAGTGGCAGAATCTACCAACTGGTTGCGCTTCATTTCTGTTTTAACCTTTTCCATGTATTGCGGGACATCCTGGGGCGGGATGTTGCCAACATCAATATGGAACACTCGGCGTTCCGGAGCACGGACAACACGGTATGCAATCATCGCATCCTCTAACAAACAAAGCTGTCGCCAAATTCTGCGACCGGGGTCGAGTACGGATGTACCATATGGCGCATGTCGATCATTGCCGAGAATGCGGAAGTGAGCAACCTGCCAGTTTTCCAGCGTCATACCAGCACCGTTCCACTGATACTGAATATAGTTAGGGTTCGTGGGATCCTGTCCTTCTAAGCGCTCGACTTCATTGTTGGGCAATCCACTAATGGAGGTTACGCCCATCTTCTCATCAACATCAAGATAGAGGAAGAAGTCGCCGTACTTACACATGGAGCGAGCCCAACCAAAGCAGTTGAACTCAATATTTAATACTTCGTAGAAGAGGGATTCTAAAATAGTTTTAATCTCTAGATTCATGCAGGAGATATTAAGCATCTTTTCGTAAGAGTTAGAAGTTGTCATCTCGTCGGCATAGATATCCAACGCAGAAGCCAATTCGGGCATATACTCCATCTGCTCAAAGTCAATGTAACGTTCGGCTCGGTTCTGGTTGCGAAAAGCGGCCGATGTAAAAAGGTTGTAGTTCTGTGAGAAGTTATTATCGGCGCGTCGGAATTCTTGCCCACTCATGGAGCGGAATCGATAACGGTATTTATCTAGATCTTCTCGTCGCTCCTGACGAGCGATTTGGGCTCGGTAATTAACCAGAGGTCCCGAGAGCATCCGGGTAAGCCGCTTAAATAGCGGTGCTGCTGGGTTGCGAGTGTTTTTGTCGTTTGATGCCATTTTTTATCCTTTTAGCAGCGCAAAATATTTATGATTTTGCGTCTCTGCTTCTTGTTGTCTCTGCGAGTCCTTATTCACCTTATGGTTATTCATGCCGGCAACTGTAGTAGAAATGGATGTCTTAGACGTAGAAATCGAGGCTAACATTTGCTTGTCGTACTCCACATTTTTCTGACTCTCCACAATTACTGTATCTCTAACCCAGCAACCAATCGCAAACGACATAACCAAGTCGTCATTGTAACTCCGCATCGCTTGGGGTCTTCCAGCCTGCCAAATAAAAGTTTTCATTTCTGAAAGTAAGCGATTAGAGTTAATCTTAATTAGTTTGTTTCTCATAAACTCTTCCATCTTCGCAACAATGAGTGGTCTTGTTTTTGAAGAGGTGGTGAATCCCGGTACAACATTTGATTGCCATTGAGCCGTCACAGGGTCCACATACGAATGATCTCCTTTAGCAGAGTAATATAGATTAGGATACTCTTTATCTGCTAACTTTTTAAGTACTGCGAACCCAATATTGTTGTTTTCTATCACCAACATGGGGTTCCCATATTCGGCTGCTACGTTGTATAGAATATCCGCAAAATCGTCTGGTGTGGGTTTTCCTACATATTCAGCTACGACTTCCATTGTTTCTAGTTCAAATATGTGGAATGCACTGTTATCCTTGCCGTCGCCACGGGCAACGTCAGCTACTATGAGGTGCGGCTTCAAAGGATCATACCGCTTCCAAATCCAATAATTTCTATCGAAGCCCGTTCGGTATTCGGGTGTGGCGGCGCGTTCTAAGTACCACTGTATATCATCAGGATGGATGACCGTCTCACCAGAGACGTTGAAGTTACATTCAAGCTCCTGTGCAATTTGGCGCTTAGACATGTTCTTGGTTTCTTTTTCAAACCAAGTCTTATCGCGGTCTGGGTGGACATCCCACATCAGAGTTGTCATGTGAAAGGCGTTTGTGCCGGCTTCCGCTTCAACGCAGTTTTGGTGGAACCAGTTTCCTACACCGTTAGGAGTGGAAAGAGCGATACAGCGACCACCAGTTGACAGTGTGGGATAGAGAGCTGTCCACAGGTCTCCCAGCTTTTCAACGTGAGCAGCCTCATCGACCACTAATAGAGACAAAGCTTCTGAACGACCGGCGTCTCCAGAAGTGGAGGAACCTTTAATCTGTGATCCATTCTTTAGTTCGAATGATGTGCGGTTATCAATCTCAATATCGGAGATCCTCATCCAGTCTGGAAGATTCTTGATAATCGCTTTTACTTTCTTAACAAGGTTCGTGGCAGTCTGAAGCTTGGTGGCAACAACCAGAATGTTTTTATCCCGATGGTAAAGCATGAGCCACGCGATATAGGCTGCTGTAATCGTAGAGATACCAAGCTGGCGCGCTTTAAGAATTATATTGAAGCGGTAGTCATTAAAATCTTTCAGCAACTCTTGCTGGTAATCGTACGCCTTGAATGGGATTAATCCCTTTTGAGGGTGAGAAATGCGACAATAGTTTGTTGTAAAATAAACCGGGTCTTTGCCGGCTTTGACGATCTCTTTGAGTATCTCTTTTTTTGTTAGGGCATTCCCCATAACATATTCTGCTAACCTTTACGAGTATCGTTCTTGGCGCGTCCCTTAGGTCCTAAAGATAACCAGTCACGTACGGCTTGATCTAAACGATCTTCCTTGGTGCCGTCATTAACTTCAACAACATCCGTCAGCCCACCAATACGATAATCACACTGCGCCTGTACATCGGTCCGATAGTTGGACATACGCTGTACTAGAATCCGCGGTTCGCCCTCTTTTGTTAAAGTCAGGGTGTTGCCCGTGATAGCTTTATATTCTTTCTTGAGAAACTTTACAATGTCGGCAATCTGTCCGATAACCTCATTTTCAAAGCCGTTACTCTTAACATCTTTAATAAGAGTCTCTGCTTGATACTTAAGACGCATAAGTGGTCCATGGAACGATACTTTAAAGCCGTCCATGACCCGGCGGTCGTTGATGTAATGTCCGTCTTCGCGCTTGAGTCCTGCAGTGCGTGCTTTATTGTCAGCTGCCAGAGTTGCGTCGTGGGCGCCGTCATAGGCATTCGCTGCTGCCTGATTAATTCCTTGAATGATTTCGTATACAGTTGCCATGTTATTCTTCCTTGTTAGGTCTCCACCCGGTTGTCCATCTTTCTTCTCTTCCTTCAATAAATTGTACGTAACACCTGAAGCATGCTTCAAACTTATTCATATACAAATCATCGCGGGGATGAAAAGAATATTTCTCACACACAGGACAAGTCCTATTATGATCTCTATTAAGTAGTTTTTTGTTTATTAAAAATCCGTCTTGTTCTACTTTGTCTTGGGATTCGGCCAGTTTAGCAAACTTGCGTTGCTCCTCTTGGGACTGAGCAATGTAGCTCTTTTCTTTCTCGTCATCCCAAAATCGGCGTGGATTATAGGTAGCCTCTTCTCCATATTTCTGGGATATAGCTTTCTCCAGTCTTGCTATCTTATCTTGAGCATCACTCACGCACAATCTCCGTTGACAGTGCGAAGATGCCCAACGAAGTTAGGGTACCAATGCCAAACCCCAGAGCGACCAAAAGAGGACCGGTTGCCGGCTTCTGATTGGTCACTAGTTCAGCTAGCCTATCGTTCTCAGCAGTCTTGAGAATCATCATGGATTCATATTTATCTGTCCAACTTTGGATTTCAATGTCCTTGTAATTTAGCTGAAGTTCATAATCTTCTCTCTGAATTTGTAACTCGTACTCTAGTTGGAGATTACACTCAGCGCCGGCGAACTTCTTTTCTGACAAGATTTTGGCGGCGGCGTCTAGAGATAAAAGTACCCCATCAAAGGGGACCGTATCACCAGCTTCAACCGGAATTACCGTGTAGTCAGGGAGAATGACCTCTTCTGTACCTTGAGCTAGTGCCACGGGGGGTACTGCTAAAAATGCGGCTAGATAAACAGCCAATACTTTTTTTATCATATTATAGTCCAAAGGCTTCAGCAATCTGCTTTGCTAACTTCTTTGGATCATTATATCCCTCATCTACTAATTTTTTAAGCTCTGCTTCTTTTTCTTTATCTAATTCTTCGCCACGTTCTGCAAACTTATTCTTGAGTTCTTCTTTTCTCTTAAGATGCTCTTGAAGCCGTAAATTCTTTTCGGCAATCTCTGTATTGTGGATGTGCGCCAATGTTTCCATTTCCTGATCGTGAGCATTACGCTTGGCATCGAGCAAATCTAATACATTAGCCAGCACTCCTGCATTTTTGGTGAGGAGCCCTACCAGACCAGCCACCACAAATAACAGACTCAAGACAATTATCCACCAAAACTTCTTTGCCCACAGTGCAGCTTTCTTTGCAATAAGTTGTAATTTCATCATTAGGAAACTCCTTTGAGCTTGGCAACTGCATCAATCACGGTTTGACCGCCGATGTATACGGTGGTAATTATTACCCAATCGCTTGACGCTAAATCTGCAAACAGTAATAGACACGTAGCTGTTGCCCATGCCATTAGTTTTCGGGAAATAAGCTTATTCAACCCTTTATCAATAATATGTTTCATCACTACCTTCCTCTCTCACTAATTAGCCTGAGTCCACAACTATGTCACGCCAAATTGAACTTAAATTCAAGAAGATGCTTAAAAAGGCGGAGTTTGTGCATGCGGATTTGGAATACCACGAAGAACTCTTAGGGGAAGCAAAAAGCGAATTTTCCACGGCTCTCAACGAAATCGTGGACTCTCTTCCCGATGAAGAGAAAGAAGAGTTCTTGAAACTCAAACAAGAAATACTAGATAAGCGGCGGGCTGCGATGGAGGCAGAAATAAAAGCCAAAGAGGCTGCTGACGCTACGGAGCCACCACTAGAGGCTCCAGCACAAGAAACAGCTGTGGCAGAGTCCGAGGATGAATACATAGTACCCGATGTCGAACCCCAAAGAGATTTGCCTGAAGTTAAGGAGAATACAATTAAAAAGCTCTTTTATAAGATAGCCGCAAAAACCCATCCAGATAAGTTTGCTTCTTCAGATTTAGCTCCAGAAGAAATTAGCCGTATTGAAAGTATTTTTAAAAAAGCAAAGTCTTCCTATGAAAACGGAAACTGGTATGGACTCTATACTATCGCTCTAGACTTGGGGATCGAGATCGAGGATATTACCATGGATCATGTAGACTGGATCGAAGACGATGTTCATCATACCCTGGGGCGTATTGCCCAGATTGCGCAACTAGTTGCATGGGCTTGGTATACGGCCGATGATAAACAAAAGAAAAGTCTTATAAGAAACCACTTTAGTTATACCTATGGCTTTAGCTGGACCCCTCCTACTGATTGACGCGAGCGAAGCCATCCTTCTTATCGATTGTGAT